TCGTGACACGCGTCGTAAAACTTATCATTGACAGATTTACCTAACATTTTTTAAGTCCTTCTGAAGTTGGACGAGGGCGGCGGCGCGGGGGAGGGTAAGCGCGGCGTCAAGCGCGCGGTCAAGCGCGGGGCCAAGCGCGGGGCTAAGTATGCGGGGAAACGTGCCGCGAAGCGCATCGTAAAGCGCTGGCTCAATCCCGCTGGAAAGAACGGGATTGAGCGCGACGTCAGGTTCGTAGTCAAGCGCGACGTAAAACTTATTATTGAGAGATTTACCTAGCATTTTTTAAGTCCTGCTGAAGCTGGACGAGGGCGGGGCGAAGCGCGGGGCGAAGCGCGTGGTCAAGCGCATCGTAAAGCGCGGGGTCAAGTACGCGGGGAAACGTGCCGCGAAGCGCATCGTAAAGCGCGTGGTAAAGCGCGTGGTAAAGCGCATCGTAAAGCGCGGGGTCAAGCGCGGGGCTAAGCGCATTGTAAAGCGCGGGGCTAAGCGCCTCGTAAAACTTATTGTTGAGAGGCTCACCTAGCATTTTCTAGAAATGCTCAAGTTGGGCGACGACGGCGGCGCGCGCGAAGCGAAGCGCATCGTAAAGCGCGGGATAAAGCGCGTGGTCAAGCGCGTCGCGAAGCGCGGGGTCAAGCGCGGGGTCAAGCGCGGGGCCAAGCGCGGGGCGAAGCGTGTCGTAAAACTTATTATTGAGAGTCTCGCCTAACATTAGGTTCGTGCCTCCGGGTTATAGTCAGTCACTGGTATACCATAACTCAGTGCCCCCGCCTCCCTTGCGGTCTTGGCTTTTGATGATGCGAGTATTACTATTTCCCGGCCGGTTCCACATTTTGCGGCTAAAAATTTTTGTTCGGCGCCGCCCGGCATCGTGGCGCTGTACAGCGTGCCTAGATAAGGGTTCGGATCGGCGTCAATAATCTCCGCTTTCAGGGTTTTTAATATGTCTTTCCAACCCAGTATTTGACATGCAGCGTTGCGCTGCTCTACGTTTTTCCAGGTAAGCGCTTGCGCTGGTGTTAGATTTTTTTCTAAAATCCACTCTTTTGGGATATCAACACCATGATACTGGTACACAGCAAACCCGTCTCGATAGAGTATTGCCGGGCCGGTGGCCGAATGGAGCCTTTTTTGATCATCGCACTTAATATATTCGGGCCTGTCGGAAACAATGCATAAATTTTCAAACGGATACCACCAACCGGTGTTTTTAGCGATCTCATACATGATATGCAATTTTTCTGAAGATTCTTTTGGGTATGTAATGCCGAGGTACATTTCTGGAAACAAATAAAACGCGATCCAATAGATGTCACTAGCACCCCATAGGTATGTAGCCGTGTAATTATTTGCCTTTTTTTTGCTGATTTTATTTATTAGTTTATTTGCGGCCAGCGGCGAAGACACAATCCGAATTTCTGGCACTTTTAGGCCCATAATTTTATATGCCGCGCTGATCGTCTCGGTTGCCAATTGTGCATCCACTGGCTCGCACGACAGCCCAATAGCCAAGCACTCATCTCTAAACTCAATCAATTTTTCTTGTTGTTCGGGTGTCAGTTTTGTGGTTTTCATATTCAATCCTCTCTGTTAACCATTTTTAGTCAGCAACGCGTATCCAGCCCTCGTGACTTTCTTCCGCCTGTCGATTGATTCGATACATCCCTGGCGCAAATAACAACGTTTTATGTGTGTCGAAACTTCGTAAATGCTCCATTTTTGCGGGGATTTTTACGTCAATATAGGCAATCAATGGATCATTAGCCGCCTGGTAAAAATCGACGCTACTGGCTGCCATCACGTGATGGTGACCTGTCTCACTATGCGTGATGATATGCTGTCCACCTGTCGATGGTATTTTTTTAAAACCATCAGGAATCGCCGATACGGATGTGATCAATACGTCGCCCTGCGCTGCCTGATTATTTATCGCAATAAAGTCTTTCATTTGCTTCTCCTGGTTAGTTAAGTTTAGCTAATTTTAAACGCGTTTATCTGTTTTGTCAACCCCTTTTAGACCATTTCACCATTGGGAATATTAATTCTTTTTTAATGTTATCTTTATAAAACCTCACTAAATCTATTTGTTCCATTAATAGTGCGAGATTTATTGGTATCGCTCTTAAACCATAGTCTTGCATAACACTATGATCGGCTTGGTAAAAATGCTCTTCTTGCTCTGTCCGTGGATTATCTATCGGTTCAATCGTTGCAGTTATCGCCATTTGTTCGGCGGCACCTACTACCATTGCTGCAATATCATTAATCGTTTTCCATTCCGTTAATTGATTGGCAACAACAAATTGTCCGGCGGTAGGCGTGTTTTGAAGTGCTAATTCCAGACACTTAATGCTATCGCTGATATGTATCAAGCCCCTTGTTTGTCCGCCTTTACCGTATACAGTTAAAGGTATCCCCGCAACAGCCTGTGCGATAAAACGATTGATTGAAGTACCAAACATTGCGTCGTAACAATATCGCGATCTCGCCTCCGATGTCGTTCCATAGACAAAGCCCTGATTGAGATCAGTAACTTTGAGTCCCCATGTTTTACAGGCAAACGCTAAAGCGTCGGACTCGAAAACCTTGGATAGATGATAGATAGAATGCGGGTTTTTTGGAAATAACAACCTGTCCTGTCTGCCTCGATAGTCCAGATCAAACCAGCCTTCGGGTATGATTACGTTCGGCGTACCATATTCGCCCATTGATCCGATTTTGATTATGTGTGCGTCCGGCGCATGCGCTAAAACGGAAAAAATAATATTTAACGTACCATTAAGGTTATTATCAATCGTTCGTGTAGCCTTCCCCGCTCCATTCATCGACCACGGCGCGGAAGGTTGTTCTCCGAGATGGAGTATTGCATCTGGTTTAAAGTTTTTTATTAATCTATCGACGGCAGATGAATCGGTAATATCAATAAATGATTTTTTGCACCTCCAATCTCTGTCATGTATATATGGCACGTCATAGAGTGGGGTTATTTTCTCTTCCCCAAGCAAAGTGCGCTTGTAATAATTATCGACCACGATTATATCGTGATGTATGTCGTTTCTGTACATGAATTCCGATCCGATATATCCGTCTGCGCCTAACACTATTAATTTCATCGTTTTTTTCCTATGTAGAATTTACAACTGTATTTCGATTCGTCCGGGTAGTTAAGGTTTTCGCCTATACCTAATTCCAATATCTGGCAAAAGCTTTTAAAGTCCCTCCTTTTGCTGTTCCTGCAAGAAAAGCATCCGATTTCTTTTCGTTCGTCGTATTCAAGCACAATCAACGGGTCAAGATAGTCAATTTTTCGCATGACTTTCTTTTCCATGCTCTGTAAAAAACTGTAACATTTCAATATATTCATCGCGGGTATATTTAACTATCCTTGATGATCCCTTTGAACAAAGTCGCTGTTTTGCCTCATACCATTCAAGCCCAAATTCACGGATAAGCTTTGCTGCAAATTTTCCGTATTCACCACCATTAAATATATTGCACTTTGCGCATTGTGGTCTTACTAAAAATAAATCAAATATAACTCCGTTGTGTCTTCCGGCTATCGCGTGCCCAGCGTGCAGGCAAGTCCAGTGATTCACTTGCCCGCATGTATAGCATGGTATATATTCTTTTGTTTGATGCCGTATATAAATGCTGAAAGCTTTCCATACCTTTTTTTTAAGCCTTGGCAACGTCATTTTTTTCTTTATATGTTTCTTCTTCATATATTGCCACGGCGTCGATTAGCGTTAACTGACCGCCAGACTTCGATAGTTAGCTCTGCTGTCTTTCGTTTTGCCGCTATAATTTCATAGTCAATCCTGGCGCTACCATAGTCGCGCGTCAAAGCTATGTAAGCCTCTGTTGTTCTCGCCCTGGATTTTCGCTCATCCTGTGTTCCAGACGCTTCAAGATAACCGGTTGCCTCCATGACTTTTATCTGATATTCCAGCGCGTCGCATGATCCCTTGAGGCGGCCGCATATTTCATCGGTATCGACCAGTAATTGCAGTGCTGTTGATATTTTCATATCAGGTTTCCTTTGTTATGTCTCGTTCCAGCTGGACGAGGATATCGTCAAGTACGGGGGTAAGCGTGTCGTGGAGCGTGCGTTCAAGCGTGCGATAAAGCGTGCGTCGAAGCGCGGGGTCAAGCGCGGTGTCAAGCGCGACGAGAAGCGCGTCGTAAAGCGCGGGGTCAAGCGCGGGGCCAAGCGCGGGGCCAAGCGCGTAGTCAAGCGCGTCGTGAAACTTATTATTGAGAGACTCACCTAACATTTTTTAAGTCCCGCTGAAGTTGGACGAGGGCGGCGTCAAGCACGGAGTAAAGCGCGGAATAAAGCTCGTGGTCAAGCACGGGGCGAAGCGCGGGGTAAAGCACGGGGTCAAGCGCGGGGCGAAGCGCGTCGTGGAGCGCCTCGTAAAACTTATTATTGAGAGACTCACCTAACATTTTTTAAGTCCTGCTGAAGCTGGACGACGGCGGGGGCGTCATTCGCGGGGGGAAGCGCGGCTTCAAGCGCGCGTCGAAGTGTGCGATTAAACTCGGGATCAAACGTGTCGTAAAGCGCGCGGTAAAGCGCTTGGCCAAGCGCGTCGTCATACGCGACGTAAAACTTATTATTGAGAGACTCACCTAACATTTTTTAAGTCCCGCTGAAGTTGGACGAGGGCGGCGTCATACGCGGGGCGAAGCGCGACGTCAAGCGCGTGGTAAAGCGCGGGGTCAAGCGTGCGGTAAAGCGCGGGGTCAAGCACGGGGTCAAGCACGGGGTCAAGCACGGGGCCAAGCGCGTCGCGAAACTTATTATTGAGAGACTCACCTAGCATTTTTTATTTCCTTCTGAAGTTGGGCGAGGGCGGTGAGAAGCGCGGGGGTAAGCGCTTGGAAAAGCGCATTGTAAAGTTCGGTGCTAAGCGCGTAGTAAACGGGGGTAAGCTTGGCGTACATCCGTGGGGTTAGCGTGTCGTGACACGCGACGCGAAACTTATTATTGAGAGACTCACCTAGCATTTTTTATTTCCTGCTGAAGTTGGTCGCGGGCGGCGTCAAGCGTGCAGGCAAGCGTGCGGTAAAGCGCGGGATAAAGCGCGTCGTAAAGCGCGACGCGAAGCGCATCGTAAAGCGCGGGGACAAGCGCTTGGTAAAGCGCGTGGTCAAGCGCGGGGCGAAGCGCGGGGTCAAGCGTGCGGCGAAGCACGGGGCCAAGCGCGACGCGGAACTGATCATTGACAGACTTACCTAACATTTTTTTAAGTCCTGCTGAAGTTGGACGACGGCGGGGGCGTCAAGCGTGCCGGTAAGCGTGCGGTAAAGCGCATTGTAAAGCGCGTTGCGAAGCGCGGGGTAAGGCGCGGGGCCAAGCGCGTCGTGAAGCGCGTCGTGGAGCGCGTCGTGAAACTTATTATTGAGAGACTCACCTAACATTTTTTATTTCCTGCTGAAGTTGGTCGCGGGCGGCGTCATACGCGGGGCGAAGCGCGTTGTGGAGCGCGACGCGAAGCGCGGGGCGAAGCGTGTCGTCAAGCGCGGGGCCAAGCGCGGGGTCAAGCGTGCGGTAAAGCGCGGGATAAAGCACGTCGTAAAGCGCGTGGTCAAGCGCGGGGCCAAGCGCGACGCGAAACTTATTATCGACAGATTTACCTAACATTTTTTTAAGTCCTGCTCAAGTTGGACGAGGGCGGTGAGAAGCGCGGGGCCAAGCGTGCGGTAAAGCGCGACGCGAAGCGCACTGTAAAGCGCGGGATAAAGCGCGGGGTCAAGCGCGGGGAGAAGCGCGCGGTAAAGCGCGTGGTCAAGCGCGGTGTAAAACTTATTATTGAGAGACTCACCTAACATAATGCTTCGCCTTAAATGGTGCCCGGATATTTCGCACCTTCCGCCGGGCGCGGAAGACCACATTCACACGAGGTCTCGTGTTGTGCTATTTAACTTCTACTAACTGTTCTTTTTTGGCAATATAATCACACCCACCGGTATAAAAATTATAGCCGGTTGGGTTATTTTTCCAGGCGACCTTGTGTTGTGGCTCGCTAAAACATGCGGGGACATTGGTATCACGCATGCCAGCCAAATAACCAACGCTCACCGGCAACAGATTTAGGCTTGCACCAATTACCAGACTAAATGGATCAGCATTTGCCGTTCCTGATAATATTCCTGATAATGCCAGCAAAACAAAAATTAATTTTTTCATCGTCTTTGCTCCTTTTTCTCACGGGGCCGCCGTGCCGGTTATCCAGCTTTCGCCAAATAGGTTTTAAGATCAGCTAATCGCCTATATATGTCTACCGCTGACATAAAAGCAGTCGTATCTCTTACGACGCTGTTGGTTCGCTTAATCTCAATATCGTTCCCGTCTTTGGGGCAGCGGATGATCATGGATGATTTAAAAACATCCTCATTAGCACCAAGCTCTTCTTCTACGGCTATGATATACCCGCCTAGCTGAATAAAATTCTCAGGATAAACGGCGGCGGACGTTTTAAAGTCGATCATGGTTCGTTCACCATCAAACATACAATCGAGATCATAAGTGCCAGCATACTTAAAGATTTGTGAATATATTTTCTTCTCAGAACCCAGCACTTCAATATCATGATTTTTTGACCATTCAATAAACTTTTTGCAGGCGGTCGCGGCTTGCGGGTTGTTTGGTTGGGATGGGTTTTGCTTGGTCATAAACTTGTGTAAAAAATCATGCACTAAAGTCCCGATGTCGGCGGCGAATTCCGTCTTCTTCCTGTGCTGTGATTTCATTTCTTTTGCAAAAGCCTTTAGCTGGATTTCATCTTGTGCAATTTCCGGCGTTAGGTTGGCCTCCAAATATTCCCCGCACATTTTCGCCGCCCAACCGGCGCCAATCGAAAATTTTCCGCCAATTGCCTCAACGATCCCCGTAACAGACGGGACAATTTCGTCATTGACTCGATAGACGTGTTTTTTGTCATCAAACGTCAAAATAACGTCACCATTGTAAAGAGGGTAAGTGTCCATGATTAAAACGCCGGAATATCGTCGTTAAAGTCTGGATAGGCCTGATCCCAGCCCTGGGGGTTTTGATTTCCCTGAGGGGGCTGCTGTACGGCTTGATAGGGCGCTTGCTGTGGAGCAACGGCAGCTCGCACTAAGGCGATACCCTCAGCTGCCACAGCGGGGGCCAGGGAGTTGATCGCCTTCCAAGCCGCCTTAGCCCAAACATCGATCTGATCGGGGCTGATAATGGCCTTTGAGGCGATAGCCTGCCCTACCACGTTAGACACAAAGGTCTTTGGATCATATGCCTGTGATCCACCAGAACCCGTATAAGGTTTTTTGATAGGGGCAATATTTGTCCATTCTTCAACAAAGACATATCCGGCCTGATCCTTACCCCATTTCGCCCATATTTCCAAACCAGGCGTAAAAGACATTGCTTTTTGCAATGCAAGGGGGGACATGGTGTACTGCTTTGTTTCCCCCTTATCGTTGACGCACTCCGCTTTTGGGCCGTATTTAGTGTTTACGATCTGTTTGTAAATCATATTTTTTCCCCATGTTGTGGTTGAAGGTGTTATCTAAACAACGAACGAATTGAAAAAAATCATCATCCAGGCAATACAATTCCTTCATAATTTTGAAGGCCTCAAAATAGAGATATTCCTGTATTTCTGTGGTATCAAGTTCGTTCATAATATCAGGCTCCCTGATATAGTAATCATTTGCCATTTAAACTCCTACCATGATCCGGCGACGTGGGTTCTATCGATGCAGCGGCGGGCATCACGATCGGCATACAGTGTTGCTAATTTCTCAACCGCGGTGGAAAACTCCAGCGAGAGCAAGCTCCCAATCTCATCCCAGCCCTTTTCCTGAATTGCCCGGATCAAGGATTTCGATAGAGTTAAGTCTTCGAGCATATAGCTCCACACATTAATAGCCTCTTCAGAGCTGTTGAGCTCATCCAGCCAATAGCGCCGGGCCGCCGCATGTAATTGGTCATAGTCTTCTTTCATAAATATATTCGGTCTCATGTATACATTTTAGGCCTAGTGATTTATAATGTCAACATGTTTTGGGAAATAAAAAAAGAGAGGTTCACATGAATAGCGGTAAAGTTTTAAAAGATTTAAAAGATTTAAAAGATTCACCCAGACAACTTCAGCTGGATGCGTGGAAGGCCAGGCGTGGCGTGGCGGTAACGTTGCGTAAAAATGGGTTTAAACTGGATAAAATCGGCTTGATCATGGGGGTATCAAAACAAAGAATTCATAAAATTCTGAAATATGAAACGGAGATTTAGCATGAAAACAGTCGCGCTCTTCACGGGCGCGTGGATTGAAACGAGTGATCTGAGTTAAAATGAAAAACCCCCTTTCGGGGGTTCGTCACACTTGACACCGGGGAGATGTCAAGTTAGTCTTAACGTGCGAACGTCCAAGACGTGTGGAAGAATCTTATATCCCCACACCCTCCTTGTCAACTTCGCCAGAGCAAAAACACAAGTTCATTGGCAGTTTTACAGTGAATTTCTGTTTTTTCTTTCTTGGATTCTTACGACTTCCTGCCGTGAGGGGAAACCCGATATGCGACAGCTTCATCCCAATAAAGCTATTGGGGGGAGGGGGGGCTTGCCTTTCTTCCCGGTTCTTTGGTTTTTTGCGAGAAAATTTATGTACGTATACATAATATCCAGCGGTAAGAACGGCCCTGTAAAGATAGGTAAGGCGGTTGCTGAAAATATAGTGTATAGCCAATCAAAGAGGGGGAAAGTGGTTAACTATGGGTAAAATATTTATCTGACCTACAGACAGGGGTGTTTATGAACAGCAAAAAGGTATCGGTGATAGTGGTAGCTCACGAGGCGTATGTCGAGTATTTGGCCGAGTGTATCCACAGTATTGAGTCTCAGCATTATGGCAACGAACTGATTATTGTTAATAATGGGGGCTCGGTGGTTGTTGATGAGATGATCGAATATGCGAGCACCCATCGGGATGCAGTAATCATTCGCACTGATCCGCAATCGCTAGCGGCCGCTTCCAATAGGGGCATAAATGCATCCACTGGGGAATATTTTATGCGGGTTGATGCGGATGATAGTATTACGCCTATGACTGTTGGCTTGTTGGTAAGGGTCGCGGCGTCGTATAACTGTGATGCTGTGCATTGTGATTATTTTGGCGGCGATAGCGTTAGGCGCCATGAGAAGCTGGAGCATGCCTGCGGGGTTTTAATCAAACGCGAAACATTCGAGGCACTAGGTGGGTATGATGAATCGCTTCAATATCAAGAAGCCTTTGACTTGTGGTGCAGATTCCGGCGGGATGGTTATGTATCCAAACATTTACCGCTTCCGCTATATTTTTACAGGTCTGGGCATGCGAGTATGTCCTCAAATATTGAGGAACGGGGGAAGGTGAGGAAAATGCTAGAGGAAAAATACGGGGTGACAAAATGAAATACTTAATTACTGGTTACAAGGGTTTTATCGGTTCTGCATTTTTACGCAACAATCCTGATATTGATTTTCTTGGATTAGATATCACTGACAGTGAGTTTGATGATGTTGTGGACATCCGTAGGGTGATGGACAGCATTGATAATGGGAGGCCGGACTGTATCATTCATCTTGCGGCAATCTCTGGGATACCACAGTGCAATAAATTACCATCGGCCTCATTTGAAACTAATGTGCTCGGCACAGTTAATGTGCTCGAAGCTGTCAACAGAATTAACTCTGACATAAAGATAATTCTTGCCTCCAGCTCGGCGGCCGATCATCCCACCCACCACTATGGCGCGGGGAAAGCTTGCAATGAAGCGATTGCAAAAGCCTATCAAACAGCGAACAAACTCGATATTATCATTCTACGATTCACCAACGTCTTCGGCCCGTTCTCTGTGGAAAAGTCCTCTGTTGTCGCTTCTTTTTGCAAAACAGCTTTAAAAAAAAAGAAAATATACATAAACGGCACGGGTCTTCAAACAAGAGACTTGGTTCATGTTGATGATATTTGCGGAGCAATTAAGGCCGCCTCTGAATCCAGGTTTGGCGGTAGGTGTGGGCCGATAGTTGTCGGTTCAGGGACCCAAATATCGGTGTATGACATTGCCAAGATCGTTGCGAGAATTACAGGTGCTGAAATAGTTAATCTTCAACCAAGGCCGGGCGATGCTTTAACCAATATCGTTGATATTAACAACGCTAAACTTTTGTTGAATTATGAACCAAATACAAAAATAGAAAAATTGATTATTGACACTGTTGAATGGTATGTAGAAAACTATGAAATTTTATAGAATAAAATGGTGGTTAGCTGAAAGGTTTAATATCCATTTCAGGGTTCCGCTGCATTTGGATATTGAGCTGACAAACCATTGTAATCTGAGATGCACTATGTGTAGACATGGTTTTGATCCAATAACAGAAAAGGGAATGATGCCGAATGATATGGCAGCCTCATTAATTAACGAGGCTGCATTTCTTGGCATTCCATCAATAAAATTTCAGTTCAGGGGGGAATCAGCTTTACACAAGGAGCTTGAGAATTTTGTGCTTCTCGCTAAATGTGCTGACATTAAAGAAGTGCAATTAAACACAAACTTAGTTGCGTTATCTGAAGAGAGGATCGAAAATTTAATTGATGGCGGGTTAGATCGATTAATCGTTTCGGTAGATGGCGCAACAAAAGAAACCTATGAGAGCATCCGGGTAGGGGCGTCATGGGATAAATTGGTACAAAGATTGGAATTTTTTAGAGAGAAAAATAAAGGAAGGACAAAACTCAGGATACAAATGACGCAACAAAAACAAAATGATCATGAAGCGGTTTCGTTTGTCGAGAAGTTTTTACGGTATACAAGGGATATTCGTATAAGGCCCGCCTCAGATAGGGGGCAGGACGGGAGGTTGTTGTCTGGGAGGTTTGTGTCGGTAGGGAGAAAACGTTGCGCCCAGCCCTGGCAACGGCTTGTCATAGGCTGGAATGGGGTAGGGTATCCTTGCTGTTCTTCTTGGTATGATGAATTCCCGTTAGGGAACTATCAGGATGTTGGAATTATGGGGCTGTGGAATTCTGAAAAAATGGAAATGATCAGGAAGCAATCCAATACCCCAGAAAAAGGATTTCCATGCGAAAAATGTACCGTGGGTTCAACCCATGTTTGGTTCAACGACAATAAACCCGCTGTTCCCAATGGTCTTTTGCCACCCATCCGGGTGCGGTTTTAATTTCAACCGGCAGCCATTGCAGATTAGTGACCGATAAACATAAGAATATTAGTGATAACTTATTCATCTTTTCCGTTTAAAAACAAAACGCCAACAAGGACAAAAACAAGACTGATCCCAAGAATCATGCTACCTAAGACGCAGCTTAGCGTCATTCGTATGTTTTCCAGGTAATTTCTAACGTGTGGTTTTCACCGTTAAAAAGAATTTCTTTCAACCGGGCCAGCGTCACCACCGAGTTAGTGACCATTAACTCACCAGAGCATGAAATAGCCGACCCTGGCGCAATACAGCCCCTAAGTTCGCGGGCAAAATTGGCGGAATGGATCAGGATAGCGCTACGCGGAATACCAGATTCTGGGTAATGACTCACCCCCAGATCTCGATTAACCAGGGCATAAACACCTGGATGCGCCTGGGTGCTATGGGGCTCAAGCTGATAGGTTCCACGTGGAACACAGCTATCACCAGGGGCATTATTATTCCATATCCGTTCCATTGTGTAGCATTCAAAATCCACCCCAGTCATTCTGCCAATTGTCCCATGACCTGGGATTGATCCAAAACGCTCAAGTAAAAGCTTCATTCAATGCCTTTGATTTGGTTTTGTTTGACGGCGATTCGCGCCTCAATCATTTTAACCTGTCGTTGATCCAACGTATACCCTTTTTGTATCTCCAAGTCCTGGATTTCCCGGTTAATCTGGCGCACTTCAGAAGCCTTTTGAGCGTCGCTGAGCTTATCCTGTGTAACGTAGCGAGTATCAGCAGCCCACACCGCAAAGGCTCCTAATACGGCTAAAAGCCCTATTAAAGACCTCACGTCTGTTATTAGTTTGATAAAGTTCATCGTTTAGACTCAATCTCTCTCATGGCCTCGACTTTACTGGCGCATTGGTCGTAAAGTTTTTGGCGTTCAACGGTTATTTTCAGTAGGGTGCTTTTCTTTCCGTCCAGCGCTTTTGGGGTGACGGGACACGGCTCAATCACAGACGCCGGGGGAGCGGCGCGGGTGATCAGGGGAGGAGAACCGCATCCCGTCAAAATAATGACGATCAGAACAGCGATCAAAAAGAAAGGGAAATGATAAGTAGTCATTTCCCTTCCCCATTGAATATTTTCAGCCCTTCATCATCCAGGCATATTTGATCGCCAGAACGATCAATGTACTTTTCAATGGTTCGATAGATTACCTGGGTGCGCACTTCTATTTTTGTCTTCTTGCGCTCAAACTCCACAGCAACATCCTGAGCAATAGCGGCCTGTTTATGTTCGTATTCTCGCGCCGCTTCCACGGCTTCAGTGAGTTTGGCCTTATAAATCAGATTCGATAAGCCCCACTGTATGCCAATCAAAAGAAGACCGGCGGCAATCCAGGCATATAACTTCATTTGCTGCCAGCGATAGTATCGTGGACAAACAACAGGGCAAGCCCGCCACCGATCATATTGATTGCCTCGATAGGTTGAAGGGCTTTAGTTTGATAACCAATAGCGCCGGATAAAACCGCTGACACCCCAAGCCAGTTGGATTTTGAGCTTATAAATTCTTTTATGTCTTGTTTGAATTTCATTCATTTTCTCCCGCAATGATCTGGATCAAGTCTGTCCAATACACTACATAATGTATTTGCTAGCTTACTTCGCCAGCCACCGGTGTACATGTTGTCTTGTAATCTAGTGGTGAATAGTAATTGTTTTGGTATCTGAAAGAAAATAATTGATCCCACAGTTAGGTTGTAAAAAACATCAACTATCACACCCGCAAATACAAACAAAACAGCCAGAACTCTAGCCATAGGATTATCCATGATTTCAGGCTTTCTTTTCTTCAATCCCATAATGATGTAATACATAACCCAAGCGACCAAAGTACTTCCGAAAATAAAAGCAATCATTTATCCACCTTCCTATCTAGTTTGTGTTCTATTCTGTTTAATTGTTCTGATATTGTTTTATTTTGCTGCATATAATCATCACGTCGAATAAAAGCGCCGTGGAGCTCCTGCCGGATTGCAGAATGCTCAGCATGAAGATGATCCAGCATTTTAAAGATTCGATTCACCAGCCAGCCTATCCCTGCTGAAAATACGGTTAATAAACTAGACCAAAGCGCTAGGATTAAGGGTAATGGGTCAATGTTTGCCATAGTTGTCCTTTATTTTTGTAAAACCCATGATATACTTTACTTACTGTTTACTTAAGAGGTATATATATGTGTGAATTCATTGCAACATTTGATTGGCAGGCTATTTGGGAATATATGTGTAATTGTGTTTTTCTTGGCCTCGGCCTCGGTGTGATCATGCTTCCTTTTCAAGTGATTGGCGAGTTAATGGCGGACGCGGAACATGATAGAAAACAGAGAGAAAAACCCTAACAGATTATCTATTTTCTTTAGTACCATTGTTTAATGCATAAGTCGGGGTAATGGCGGACACCAATTGCAAGCCAAACGTTTTGTCGCGGCCCTCTAATTTTTTGATATATTCATATACTTGATTAAGCGTATCTCTTCCGGCATTGCCGGTTCTTGAAAAGATTTCCCCTACATCTGTGGCAACCTTTATTTCTTTCATGGTTAAGCCGCCTTTTATACCTAACGCCTCACGCGCGGCGGCTCCATAATTTTGAGATATAATATTTTTTAGAAATGGTGTCCCGGCAGCTTGTTTAAGCTCTTGAATCGCTACCTGACGGCCTGCGGTTTGTGATCCAGACAGAATATCGTTTCTTGTGGTAGCCGCCGTTTTTAAAGCCTCAATCATGCCGGTTATCTCGCTTGTTTTTGCTTTGTCTCCAATTAAAAAACCCAGCTTATCACGCAATTCTTGTTTACCAATTAATGCTGCGGATGGGTCATTGTTAAGATTAACTGCATCTATTTTGCTTGCAGTTGCCTGATATCCGCCAGACTGAAATGCCTGTATTTCATCGGCTGTCGGTTTATTTCTGAAAAACGCTCTTATTTCCGGGATGGTTGTTTTGTATATGTCTAATCCAATTTTTTCCGCCTCTTGCAGCTTTAGATAATCTCCTGATTCCCTCAGCGCTTGGGCATACGGGCCGGTTTCTCCACCACTATTCTTTATTGTGTAATCTCTGATTCTTTTCCCGAACTCACCATATGTGTTATTGTCGGCAACAGAGGCGGTAGGTCGAAAACTCTGAAAGCTTCGTTTTAGTCCATCTAATAATGGTAGTGGTATGGTTGTCCCCGCCTTCAGATCCTTATATTCTGGAAGTTTGATATTAGTAAATCGTTCCTGTAATTTTAACATATTTAATCTTTCATCATATTGGCTTTTTTTCATATTTCTTAAAATATTCATTCCTTCGCTATCCAGTTTAATTAAAACTTGATCGGCCTGATCATAAAATGGTTTTGCATTCGCCTCTTTTTGGGCGATTGTTTCCGCTACAGTCGTGACTGTTCCCGGGTTTACATTGGTATGTTGAGCGAGCAAGTCCTTAGCGTTTTGATGTAATTGTTCTACACGATTTTTATAAAATTCAGTAGCTATATTGCCATATTTTGGTGACATTTGCGCTGCTGCATAGGCCTTCCTTGCGGCACTGGATGAAACATCGGCCAGCGTGGCATTGCCTTGCGTGGCAGAGTTCACGGCATCAAAGTTTGCGAGCGCTTGTGCTTGTGGCATTTCCATTTTTTGCTGCGCTCGCGCCACTTCCTGTAAAGCCGGTGTCATTTTGGTAAATCTATCGGTAATATTTCTACCTATATTCCCAAGGCCTGCAAGAGCACTGCCCAGAAGCCCGCCACCAATTCCGCCACCCATACCGCCAATCAATGCGTTCTTCGCTCGATCTGTCTGTGGTGAGCCTTCGGGTATGTCTTGGCCTGCGCCATGTAATGCGCCATATTCCGCACCATAAACAGTCGGGCCAAGAATGCGGCTTCCCTGTAAACTTCGCGCGACGGATGGAAGTAGCGCGTTAGTTCCCCTCATTATTGCGCCGCCTGCCCCGATTGAACCAAGCAATCCCTGTTCTCCACCGGATGGATTTTGCTGCGCTTGTTGATTCTGTAATTCTTTCAACATGTCGTATTGATCAGCGCGTGTTGTTTGATCACCTACCGCCTGATTTCTTAATGCCCCTACTTGAGCCATTAGCTCATTTCCAAACGGTATACCTCTAAAAGCCCCCTGGAACGCCGTTGTCGGGTAATCGTGCTTGCTTACGTCGCCCAAGGTTCCTAGGCGTGTTTTTTCATCGAAATATTGTCTAGTTAATTCATCCCTTAGTTCTGTGTCACCTCGTTCTTTCGCAATATTAATATCGCTCCTCAATCCGGCCATGTTCGCCTCTATATTTGTTCTATATTTGTTTTGTATATCGGCCGGGATTGGTTGTTCTGTATAAAGATCGGAGCCCTTTAATCCAGTCACAGGATAGACAGCGCCATAACTTCCCTGCTCTTTTGCTCTTTCCTGCGCTCTGCTGTAATAATCCTTATAGGATTGTGCATCGAAGACGCCCATATTTAGTGGTTAAGCTCCGGTGTTCGTTTATTTATTTCATCCATAGTCATTCCGTCTGAAGGTCTTTTTTTATTAAGAAGCCCTGTGGGAGGTGTATTTTGTTTTGTGTTCAAAAGTTTATCCGCATCATGCTGTAATTTGCTGTAATTAACATCATTAGATGTTATTTGACCGGTTGCTCGTGCTCTTGCGATCGCTTGTGGATCAAGATAATTTTCGGCATTTTGCAAGTATAGTTGCAGTTTTACCATTTTAGATCGAATTACTGAATCCGGATCACCGGCTACTGGGGTAAATCTGATAGCGGTGCTCGCTAATTCAGGCGGGGTCATAACTGCACCAGATACTGCCCTTGTAACATCCGCCACTGGCTCGGCCACGTTATAAGCAAGTATTTTGGTTTGATCATCCGTAACAATTCTTGCAATGGCGTTAATGACTGGACTTTTGGAATTTAACGCTTCCGTACCAAGAAGGCTGACGTCACCATTTATCTTCCCATTTATCGGGTCGCCTTTTTCAAACATAATATTCATCATATTTTTAACGGCGTTTTTTGATGCTTCAAGCGAAGCCATGGTCATTGCTGTTTGTACTGTCGGTTGATTTGGGGTAACGCTATAACGGGATTGTCCATATTTCTCTTGGTAGTCGGCATTGCCTTGTGCTATTTGATCAGGCGTAGTCCCAGCTGGCGGTGATTTTCCGGTTGTTATGTCCTGAATCTTTTGGAGTTCATCAGGCGTATACTTATTTCCGGCGAATGATTGCGCGGCTCCGCCACCAATACCCATGACTTGTGCATTAGTTGGATTCCGTAAAACGAATTGCTCTTTTTGTCTCCCAAACTCATCAACTACCGCTTTACCATTTGCATCATACACAGCTTCGCGCTGGAATACCCCGTGCACTGGCGTGGGTGTAGCCATCAACCCTTTTAAGGCGGTTTCTTGTACGCTTGGGTGAAGGCCTGGGACACCCAATAAACCGGCCGCAAACTGCTGTTGATTCATCTGGCCGCCAAGCAGTCCCGCCCCTTGCTGAAAATCGGGAGTTGTCACCATCGGCCCCGGCATTCCAGAAGACATGGGCGGCATTCCGGCCCCTGGCTGATAGTCCTGGGTTTGCAGCAAACCTTGTGTGTTTTGTCCGCTGAGTGATCCGGGGGTCTCGCCGGGAAACATCTCATTTTGCCCGGGCATATAGTCGCCGTAGCTTCCAGGGGCTTGCACCATCCCTCCAATCTGCTGTTGGCCGATAAGACCTTGCATTTGCTGCATTTGGGCTTGTTGTTCAAGCTTTGAGCGAAGCCTATCCGCTTGGCTAAAAGCCCTTTGTGAGAGGGCTTCGTTAGCATGGCCGTATCTGTCTGGCATGCCAAAGAAAAGCCCTGCTAAGTCATAAGGCGCGCTGCTATCCCAAAAGCCCGGCATTAGGACAACCTCCCAATGCTTGCGCCAAGCTGTGCGCCGCCCATTGGATTGCCATACATTGATCCAACCAGCCCCCCAAGACCGGCCCCTATTAATGCGCCTCCTGGGCCACTAGATGGTGTGAATTGTGTTCCTGTGGTATTTGTCGTGCCTCCGTAGTTCCCGGAAATGAGATCGCGGAACTGTTGAAGCTGACGATAAGGTGAGTCCATCTGGGCTTGTTGCTGTTGTTGTTGTTGGGAGCCCATGTTCTGTAAGAGATTGTAGGGCATTTGGTTATATTGGGCGATCTGAGGGGTAAGACCTAACCCCTGCATCATCGTGTTCATGCCCGTATTATAAGCATTGGAATGAATGCCTGTAGAGATGTTGCCCATTTGATCGGCAAGCCCTCGGGCGGCGATCCCTTCAGCAATCCCCCCCCTTGATCCGCCGAAAGAACCCGTGCCTATTGATCCCGCACGTAGGCCGGGGATGATCTGTTCTTGGAAATTTTGAATTAGTGGTCTTTGGGCTTGTTGGACTAATTGATCAGTATATGGATTCATCGGGCCTTGAAGGGCGAAGTTTAAAGCATTGTTGGCTTGTGATGGATCAAAGTTCTGCGCGTAATTCTGACCAAAACTGAAGGCTTGATTTTGGGTTGGATTAAATCCCGCCGTCTGGCCAAAATTAGGAAAAGCGCTCCCTGCTTGATTGAATAGATAATCGATCTGCTGTTGTTGTCCGGGGGGAAGCGCTGTGGTACTTGACCCTGTTGTGGTTTGCATCTGCCCACCACCACCGAACAAACCATCAAATATGCCCATTATAATTTACTCCAAGTACCTGCCGCTAATCGTAAATAAATACCCTCGCCCGATCCGGGATTCCATTGAGTCCCGTCAGCAAAATAGATTTGCCCCGTTCTGGGTTTGGCGGGGGCTTTTCGCCATATTTTTAATTGCACGAATTCCATCCTATTGTTTAAAACAACATCCTCGATTCTTTTGTCACTTGCAAGTAGTGTCATCGTTTGCCTGCGTGAACATATTCAAATTCTATTCCGGTAAACTCCCAGCTTACGTTACCAGTGCTTTGTATTCGGTAAGCCAGAAGTTTTCCTGATTTTCTTACGTCAACCTTGTAACTTGTTCCTATTGTGAAAGGGATAGAGGCCGACCATGACACAGCACCATTAGGAACCGATTGCGTGCCGACTTGAACCGTTATATCCCCTGAGCCTTGAATTTTTGGATAGACTCGATTTACGAATTTTACGGTGTCCAAATCGTCAATAATGATATCTGTTTTCTCGACATAAGCCGTCGGGTTAACTAAGTTATGTTGATTCGTCGTGTCATCGTCGTAAAGATATAATTTTGTATTCGTCGGATCACAGCCGAGTAATTTAACCAATGATGGATTGTAAGATCGCGCCCCCCATACGAACTGAGCTGCGTTCCATGTTGTTGTTGTGTAGCTATTCCATGTAGTTCCTGTTGCTGACGTATCAACCACACCATTTGCAATATGGCTAGTACTGGATAAACTCCTCAATCCGAATGTATTATTTACATAATTCCATGTTATGGCTTTGTTGGGATAAGAATTTCCCGAAGATGGGTAGCATATCCAGATTTCATTTTTATTCATGTTGTGAACTAAAAAAACACGCGTGTTATAGGTGGTATCTATATCAGAGGCTAGAAACCTCTTTAATTTCCCTGAAATAATGCTCTGCGGAATATTCCCTTGATGTGTCTTTACGTCACCATCGACATAGACAACATGGCCGCCTGGAAATTCCGCTACGCAATGTCTTGAGAAAACGCCATCATCTGATATTTTTTCAAAACCAAAGACATCATTGCCACCAACGTAATACATTCTAAAGATGGCGTCTTCTTTGTAGATGATGAATTGCTCACCTAAAATCTTACCATCAATGATAAATCCGCCACCGGCTAACTCGTTTCTTCCGGCTAATGAAGTCGTATCCGTCCAATCCCAGGTTGATGGCACGGTTCCAATGGGTGCCGGATCGGACCACAGAACCATCTGCGGATATCTTGTTGTTCCATTGTTAAAATCTAATGCTATCCCGAAATTTTTAAACTGCCTGAAGACCGAGGCGGTGTATCCCTTGCTTGTCCAGGTTTGACCGGATGAAAAAGTCAGGCTTGTCATTTTGTTAGATGCTGAAATAGGCGTAATCCACATCTGGGGTGAATCTATCCCGTTATTAATTACTGGAGTCCCGCCGATAAACGTGCCATTCCAATCATTATCACCCGTTGCATTATAGTTAACATCAGCGGATGCGGTCTGTCTTGTGATGTTGGTGTGCGTAGTCCCGTCGGTCACATAACACTTAGTAAGTGAAGTATATATCCAATAATAGGTTGTAGCGGTTGGAACGGCCATTGCCCAATAAGGGGCTACTGTTGGAGTTCCAAATACTGAAGTATATCCGTATGATTTTTTGCATTTTCCGTCTATAAAAACAACATTGTTCCCATCGGAAACAGCCTGTTCCGGGATATCAATGGCAGGGGCGTCTTTTATTAATCCATATTTATCAAGATTAACAATAGGATGCTTCATGCGAGTTTGATATAGTGTATAGAAACAATATTACTAAATCTTACGTTGCTTCCGTCACTGTATACCGCACCACCGCCGAAGACATTCACTCCAATACGCCATGCACCATCCCGATAGATGTCTAAAGTAAGGCCAGTACTATACTCAGTAGTTACCGTATAAAGCCCCGCCGGAACTACCCACGTACCACCACCAATAACCCCAGACGTGATACTTTCCCAATATATTTTTGTATCAATAACTGAATTGGCGTCAAGATTAGTGGCGGCAATACTATTTAAGGTTGCAAGCGATCCGGCATTGGAAATGGTGGACATTATTTGCGTGCCGGTATGATTCGCTCTTGCTATTGAAGTTGCAAGATTATTAGTAATCTGTGTTTGTGCGTTTGAAGTTAACGTATTGATATAAAGCAATTCAGCAGCAGTAAGCCCACCGGCGGCCGCCCCCGCTAATATTTTTATGTCATTTGCTACAACACCTGCGGCAGCCGTGGTTGCCATGACGCTTAGATCGGCGGCATTTCCGGTATAACCATCTATAAGATTTAACTCGGTATGCGTTGCGGTCACGGCACCGGTAACGTTGGGAAATGTGTTTTTAGTGGCGTTTTTAATACCACGGATATGATCGGCTCCATATTGAACAGTATCTGTCGCTGAAACAGGATTGGTAGCAATAAAGTCTGATATGTATTTACTTGAACCGGTTAAGTCTTCTAAACTCATCTAGGTGTACTCCGTAATATTCCGCTTAATCTTCCGCGCCTACGTTCTTTCATTATTTCTTTTTTAGCCATTTGATATTTTGATTCCCAAAGATTAACCCTTTCATCGTTCTTTAAAAAAGGCTCCGCTTCCGCCAAGGATGCCCAGAACAATAAATCACCACCATCACCGGTAAAATAGTTAGTGGTATTGGTAGAAGATAGAACCGTTAATCTTTTGTAATAGGTTCCTTTTAAAACGTAGTCACTGTCTGGATAAGGCCCAAAAATGAACGATCCGGCGTCTGTGGCTATATAGCTTGGTTTGCTGTCTGCTGTTCTATTGGGGTAAGTGTTAAAAATAAATTCACTTGTTTTAACCTGTAGAGGCTGAACCGGGTTTCCGTCAATATAGGCTTGTTTTAATTCAAGGTAATCCGCTGGAATAGTCGCAACGCCTGCGGCAAGCGTCACTGAAAGCGCGCTCTCCATAGAGTCGATTCTGATTTCTCTATAAATTCTTCGCTCACCTAAGCGGATAAGTGAGGTAACTTGCGCGGTCATATCATCCCTTTCCATCCAGGATAATAGATCGGATTGTAAAGACGTATAATCTGATATCATTTATTCTTTTTCCGGCCTTTCATTGAGAGAAATTATTTTATTAGATTTCCCACTTTTAAGCGGCATTCTTCTTGCTCCTACTGATTAACCAGTTGTGCAGATTAATTTCCATTGCCTTCATGTCTGGCGCTCTGAAGGTTTTAACGCTCTTTGCCCAGACATATTTTGTCAGGTTGAATAACCATCCTGTTATCTCCGGAACGATAACCCAAGCCTGAACCCCCATGGCACCGGCTAATTGTGTGACAGTCGTAGGCACCGCTATTACTAAGTCTAACTCTGCTACAAGGGCAGCGGTCATGTCGTATTCTTTAATTTCAGTGATAAAAGGATAGTGGTGTATTTTTATATTTCTTGCTTTGAAGTAGTCTTCAATTTCAATGCTTTTATCTTTGTATTCCAGCGATATCCAGGTAACTGAATCATTCCTTAATAAAGGCGTTAAGTCCTCAAGGGTTCTATTTCTGAAGTGCATACGACTTTGTTTCGTCCCGCCCGTCCAGGCTATGCCGATTTTTGGCTTCGATCCCAAAGAATCAAGCAAGCCTCGCATAGCCTTCCTCATGTCTTTGTCGGCCACCAAATAAGGATCGCCATTAAAGTCGGAATCTGTTTTTCTGCAATACTTCCCTAGACCTGCTTGTGTAATTCTGGCGGTTGGCTGGAAATTTTCAGGTAGGAAAATCTCATCTTTCCACCGTCCACCGACCACAAAAACATTGTCTGGCATGGAGCGCTTCATTAAAGATTCTAATCTAGGCATGCAGTCATAAACCACACGGTTATTTTTAGCAATATCCGGGATTAATGAAGAAAAGACTATTTCATCCCCTATCCCTTGTTCGCCGTTAACGATGATAGTCTGCCCTGGTGTTCCGTCCCATTCCGGCAAGTCGTTATAGAGAATATGCGGTCTTGAGGCGTGCCCTGTCATTGCATGGTAATACTCGAAACCTTTATCCCACTCACCAAGATACAAATAGCAGAATCCAAGACAAGATTGGGCAACATTGTAATCCGGGTTTATTGATAATGACCTAAAGGCCCACATAAGGGCTTCTTTTGGCTTGCATTGCTGTAAATACAAACTAGATATATTCGCCATTGTTATATAAGATTCTGGGTTTAATTCAAGGGATTTATTAAAACATTCCATTGATTTATTCCAGCCGTCGGGATCATCGGATTGGCATCTTCCGAAATTACCCCAGACTTCGGCGCTTTCGGGTATTTGTTTCGCGCATCTTGCATATATGTTGTAAGCGAGGCCTTTCTTATTTGTTTGAATGAGGATCCCGCCAAGAATAAATAAGGCGGCTGAATCATTTGGGTTATCGTCTAATATATCGTTTATTGCTTCAAGAGCGGTTTGATAATCTTTATTAGCGTAAGCATCTCTTGCGATGATATGTTTATCTGTTGTCATAGTTTTATTTTTGCTTGATTAAACATCTTATAATCTGGATTATTTAATTGTTTTTTTGAGTATTCTTGCCATTCTTTACTAAACATCTTATGGCCGCATTCAATAGCCCATTTATGACAGATGGTTAACGGGATTTCGCCCACCATCCACAAGTTTTGTCGTTTATCCAAAGAATCTGCGATATTCTTGTTTATATCAATAAATGGCTCAACGTCTTGAACTTCAGATAAAATCCCTTTGCCGTCTTGTGTTTTGTAATAAGTGCTTATTCCGAAGAACGGATCATAATCAACTAATTTCATGTTTCTAATTTCACCATTAAAAATGGCCCCCGAAGGGGCCAAAAGGAGTAAAGCCTAATATAACAACTCACCAATTTTACCGCTTGCAGCCGGGGTACGACACTCAAGGGTTAATTCAGTGATCAACATGGCCCGATCAGCATCACCGGTTTTAGCCAAAACTTCTTCACTAATACCTCGCAGTTCCGCAACCGCCCAATATTGCATGTCAAGGAAGTAAATCTGTGTTGACGGCATGAAACGATTGGGAACGATGGTATGTTCACCGAAGTCAGAAACCAGGACAGAAGCCCCCTGGATGATTTGACCTTGGGAACTCGGAGGAACGTCACGGTACAGTGTTGCGATACCAGTCAATTTAGACAGGAATCGCTTAGCATTGGAATCCACCATGATGATCGATGGATCACCGCCGTTGTTCCAACATTGGGCGATTACCGTCGCTACAGGGTCTTGCAGCTGGGTTGCTGTGGTGATGGTAATACCGGTTCCCGCTACGTAACCTGTCCCACCACCAGGCGTGGTGCCTGTGGCTGTCATTTTAAACAAGTTTGTTCCAAGCCATGCTGCAACACCGCCTACTGATCGGGCGGTTGCTGTGCCGGTTGGCGTGTCCTTGTTTCGAGCGGCCAGCAAGGTAAACTCAATATTCCGCTTCAATTCCTTGCCTTTTTTCAGCAATAAACGGTCATATTCATCCGATGTACCGGCGGAGCGAACGGCTCGCTGTGTGCCAGATACGGAAATGACTTTACGGAAAATCTGACAACGATTTGAAAGGCGAGTGGGCGCGGCAGCGGCGTCGGCTGTTGCGTCATCGCCTTCCAGATAGGCTTGTGATGTAGCAGTATCAAGAACGTCTGATTGCCATTCATGAAGGGTTGCGGTTGCTTTGACACGAGAAATGCCGGAAATAAACGGTGTGTCCGTGGGCGATACGTCATAGATCATGTCTGATAAATCTTCACGATTCATTGTTGACCGATCAAACGTGGTGATTGTATTGACTGGTAGTGCCATTATTTTTTCCTCATTGATTTAAGTAAAGCAAGTGCATCATCAATGCTGCCTGATTTTTTAAGAACGGCTCTTTGTGCGGCAATCTTATCGAGTGAAAACTGAGAATTATCCCGCCTTGCCCCTGGCTTTAAGACTTTAGGTAAAGTCTTTGAAAGCTTGGTCTTGGCTCCAGACAAACCTTTTCTGTACTGCATAGATTCATATAAGGCTTGAACTATTCGAGAGTCATAGACATGATTCAGTTCTTTTTCACTAAACCCCAATTCCATCGCATGGCTTTTGATTGGCTCCAAGGATGTTTTGAAGTTAGGGATTGATTTTTCAAGAACATGATACTGTTCAACAAGAAATGTTTGTTTATGCTTTTCTTGTTCTTCATTGTAGCGTCTATGTGCTTCCTCATAGTTTCTGGTTGCTTCTGCGGCAATATTCGACAACTTGATTTCCTTATCTCTAATTTCTTCCTTTCGCGCCGCATACTCGGCTGGGTCGCTTTCCCTTAATATCTTCAGCTCTGCTTCGGACGTTCTTTGTAAATAAGTTTCTTTCAGGACATTTAATAATGCTGCTTGCTGCTGTGCGTGCGTTTCTGCTCTGTTCATGAACTCGGCAAGCTCAAGCTTGCGTTGCTCTTCCAGTTTGGCCACTTCTCGGCCTTTGTTGGACAAGTAAGCATCGGTTTGGTAGGCTCGGACTAAGTCTTGCAAGGTAGATTCACTGTCTTGGCCGTTGACTTTAGTCTTGATTTTAACCTTACCATTATTATCAACAATAAGATTATTTGATTCAAGACCTAGTAAACGTGCAAGCTGATCGGCATCTAGTTCGACTTCCTCGGCATCGCTCCTAACTTCTTTATCCGTGTTCGTTTCTTTATTAATTGCTTCAGTAGCTTCAATAGCTTCAGTTGCTTCTATTTGACTGGTTTCAATATCATCTGTGGCATTTGTGCCAACCGTTTCTTGCGTATTATCTTCTTGCGTGTTATCCGCGTCTACGGCGTTAGCGACAGGCTCGGTAGATGGTTCACGCTTTTCTGGTTCACGTTTTACATTTGCTTGATTTGTTTTTACTGCTTTTAATTTATCAAGAAATACTTGCTCAGTTTTATCGGTTTGCATATCTATCCTCTAATTTTTTAGAAGCTTGTTTGCCCCTTGAAACATCTAATGACATTAATCGTTCTAGTTCATTTAAGGCGGTCAATTGGTGTTTTAATATTTTCGATGTTTCATCATCTGAAATTGAAATGATTTCCCATTTCTCATGAATGACTTTTCTTATCTTCTCAAAATAGCCACTGAGCGATTTTAAATGTTCTTCAGAGACGTTCCCCTCACGCCTAATCTGCATTAATTCAAATTCTGTTATGCCACCAACATTAGCATAATGTCTTCGTTTTCCTGATTGATTCTCCATTGCTCACTCACCCTTGTCATTCTTGTTTCAGTTAATTCAATCTTGCTCTTTAGAAGCCTTACAGTTACCTTTTTATTCTCTTTCCTGTTAACTTCTTCATCTAATAACTCGTTTTGCTCTTTAAGGTATTTTCTGAGCAAATACATTTCTTGATCATAACTATCGACCCGATATCTTTTCTTGCCGATAATTACAAGCCGTTGTGGTCGGTGTCTTATTCCACCACCGGCGGCTGGCCTGGTCACTGTTGTTGTAGTCGTTGTGCCGGTATTTATAAACTGCGGGGCAAAAGCGGTAAACGTTAAATAACCGGATGGGATGGCTTTTGTTATTTGCCCTGCTATTGCAACAACTCCAACAGGGGCGAAAGAGGTCAACCTTAAAGTAGCTGAAGGTATTGCCTTGCTAATAGTCTTTACAAAGACAGGCGAAAAAGTTAACAATCTTAATGTTGTGGAAGGAATAGCCTTCACAATAACACCAGGGATAGCAACCGTCCCCGCGGGAACGAACGTTGTTAGCTTCAACGTTGTGGAAGGAACAGCTTTTACAAAAGTTTTATGAAAACTTGGGGCAAGGCTTATAAGTCTTAATGTTGTTGAAGGTATTGCCTTTACTATATTGCTGCTAGTTCCGGCAAGCAATAAACCCATCACCGGACTTGGTGCGGCGGCGCCGCCTTGGCCTATCTCCGTATTACCAACAATAAGAAGTAAGGCCATTTTATATCCTAGCTATTTCTATTCCCAATAACCATTGAAGGTAACAACGTGAGCTATAGTTCCAGAAGTAAGAACCGTGCCTATATGTTTTTTAACCAACGCGATAAACTCACCTGGCTGAACAAAAATAGGTGGATCAAATGTTTCATGAAAATTCCCGACGATTGTTGATACAGCTTGGGTGGCGGTGATTGGTTGAAGATGCAAAGGCACACGCCTTGGGGCTTTTGCTGTAGCAGTTTCCGTTGTTGCAAGGGATACATTTGTATGGCCATACGCTAGAGACCATTGACAAATAAGCGGCCCACCGGCGATAACGGTTTGTATAAATGAATCGCATCCAACCATAGTGATATAAAGCCCTCGCCCTGGCGCGGTTGAAGATCCGGCTGGGACTTGGAAACTACAGATAATGCCGTCTGTGTTCACGGCGATTGTCCCTGTTTCCCAGAACTGACCCCCTAAGCCAGTACCTAATGCCGCCGTGGTATTGGTGGGTACTGCGGCTGTTGGGTTTGTGCTGTTCGCATAGTTCGCCGTGCTACCTAATGTTTGACCTGTTTGGCCCTGGCTTGCATTACCACCGCCCCCGGCAATGATCTCGCCCCAAGGTTTGGACATATCCGACATATTTTGTCTAACCGACCAGCCTGCACACTTTAAGACCTGCGCCGCCCCCGTTGCCGCCGAATTATAGGTTCTTAGCAATAAGGGAAGATTCATTGATGATAAAGTCAGCCCACCGGCGGCAGATACTGCAATTTCTGCAACGAATGTTTCGCCAATATAGAACATCACCGAGGAATCGTTGAAAATGATATAGAACTCTTTTGTGATGGCGGCACCAACAAGCGTGGAAAATGTTAATGTGCCCGACTGGGTTTCAGTTCCATTATTATTTACAATACATCTGAATTCACCGGCTGCATTCAGTCTGAAGAATGCTCCGTCAGTTGGCGCTGACGTGCCTGACGCATAACCCAAGCCCCATTCAGTCACATTGTTAGTAACGGGTAATTGGGTTAGATTAACAATCAATTCCGCAATGGTGTGAGCGCCTGGATCAATCTGAAAACCCCGGTAAGAAGTAACACGCGCCACCGCCCCCGAGGCGGTGGATAGTCCGGCATTCAAGTTGACAAACCCGCCAGCGACTGTTGTGGTCATGGTGGACAGAACGGTGGTGTATAAAGTAGTATTAAGCGCTGATCCGGGGAACGTCTCCGAGAGAACGCGGGTAAATTGGGCGATATTCAAAGCCCCGTCTTCGCACGCGGTGAGTTTTTTAACGACTCGCGTACCCGTCACTGATCCGTCATCTTCTTCAACTACTAAAGCGGCGAACCCAGTCGCAGCAACACCACCGCCTTGTGTACCATAGGGTAGGTTGACCTGTAGATTGTAGTTGGTGTCTACGTTCGCCTTTCCTGCTGTATTGCTGCCTGTACCTAAAACTGAATCTAAAGCCATAGTATTACCTCTTTTTAGTCGGCCCAGACCCAACGAATTGAGAATTGGCCTTGATGTTTATGTTCTGATCGCGCGTAAATGGTAAAACCAGTCCCCGCCGAAGGGGTGCCACAAGTTAGCCCCATGAGTGAGGCGGCATATCTGTGATCAGCGGCTGTGTGGCCTGTGGCGGTGTCATCCGCCATGAAATAAGCCTCGGCTTTGCTGGTGGCGCTAATTGTGCCCTGCCCTGTCACGGCAACGCTGGTTTCATTCAGTCCAGGGGCGGCCCCAAAGTCAATCGTGGCGGTGCCGGTGTTATTAGCCATTGTTATTAGCCACTAGACTTCCACATAGGTCAAATGCCCCCTTACGCCTATTGCTGCTGATAGATTCAGATTCAATGCCGTGGTTACTGGTGTTTCAAAAAACCCCAATGGATTATAAGCGGCAGAAATACCGGTGTTTATGACCAAAGGAAAAGCCCCGGTGATAGCCGTGGTTCCTTGCCTAAAGGTGACGGCAACAGTTCCCTCTGACATAATCACATAACTTAAAACACGTATTTTTTTACTTGCAACAGATGCGACTAGCACATTATCGCCAGATGCAGAGGCGGATATCACCGCAAACTTAGGTGTCAGTAACGTCCCCGATGCGGTCATGGATGACGTTTCTTGTACGCTCTGCACCGGCAGGGGTGCGGCAACAGATGCATCTGTTGCCGATCCGTCCGCTCCCCAGGCTATTTTGTGCCTTGGGTAATGCACTGATCCAATATCGTCAGAAGCAAACGTATTCCCACCGCTTCCTGGATTTGCAACAAATGTATCAGCCATTAACCTAATCCTAACATTGTGTTTTTCGGAGGCAGCGGATTATATGCTTGAGAGCCAATGTCAACGCTTAAATAGCCTGTTTGTTTCAATGCTCTGTTCCTTGGTGTGAAACCGCTTCTAAGATAAGTCAATAATGCCGATTTACTGTATGCTGGATTGAAAGTTGCCGGTGTGGCGTCTCTTGCGAAACCGTTTAGTTTCAACATCTCTGCAAAGGCGTTGCTTACTGTACCTGCACCGCCTAAAGATGTATCCCATGACGCAATGGTTACATCAACATTGTTAAATAAAGGATTTGATGTAATGTCACTTCCCGTATTGTTGGTTGTTATTGAAACATTGTTATACACGGTCCCGCCAACATTATAGTTGCAATTATACCCAATCCGCCCAAGCGTCTGCGCCGCTGCAAGGGAGTTGATAACATGCTCGGCTGCGTTCGCGATACCGTACAGAATTGAGCTTGTGAAATTCACCGTGCCAGTGAAATTACTTGTTTCAAACAGTAAGGTTGTATCAAAGTTTGCCGTTTTGTGAATATGAGTATGCCTGGTTATATCCACGGTTCCGGCGTTGGCTGAGGTGCTAACGCATCCGTTCCCGCCAATTGTAGTATTCCTTTGCATTGTAATTGGCTGATTAAAGCCAAACAAATTGGCCGCCGCGTCGGATGCATAAAGTATATTATCTTGCCATGTATTAGTGCTTGTTGGCGCGGTTCCATTTTCTGTACACATATGCGCATTGGCTACAGTTGAATACATGACAGAATCATTTACCATCCATCCGCCTGGATTTGAGGTATTATAGCAATTCGGATTGCTACCTACATAGGCGTTGTACCAGTGTACGAAATCAGCCGTTACCGGATAGCCGCCTAGATTGATATAGAATGTGTCTTCAAAAATACAGCCTGAAACAAGAATATCGTTTGCCCCGGTTGATCCGTTTGTTATTCTGAATTCCTCACCAACGGAAGTGCCTGAGAATGTACAGTCTAAAAACTTAATAACCTCTGGATTGATTGCGATGTCGGCGGTGTAATCAATCCATTGTGTATGCTTCGGATGTCTAAAATCACAATTAACTAGCTTTATTTGAACATCCCCACCGGGGGCTGATCCAGATCCATACCTGACATTACCACAGTAATCAAAAAGGCAATGTGTAAAATACCAACTGTTATCAACAGTTCCGCCGTGCTGGCCATTGTTTATGAAATAGCGGTTAACCGTATCAAAAACATATCTAAAGTCAACATATGAACAGTTAAACGACATAAGCCTGTCGTAAACCAAGCCAGTACTTGATATAAAATACACGTTATCGGTATTTGTGGCACCGCCAAAATAAGGCCTATTGTTTGGCCCGGCAGATACACTAACTAGAGAAACAAGGTTAGCCGCCGTTCCGTTAAAAATGAATTGCCTATCTGTTCCTGAAAACTTCAATGAAGAGGACGGATAAAGCGTAACAGTGCCATTGTTGGCGCTGCCAACAACCGTTAAATTGCCGGATAGGGTTAAAGAGCAATTATCATTTATCTTTAAATTACCATTACAAGTACCGCTTGCGCAGGCCTCTATTCCTCTTACAAAAATCGTGTGATTCGATGATATCGTGAAGGTATCACCTGCTATCGGAAAACCCGAAGACCACACAGCAACATCATTCCAATCACCGGACTTAACCGATGTATAAGCCGCCATCTATTGAGCGTACCCGTCTAATACATAGGATTTTTTAGACCCATTTAGTAACGTGATCAAAAATGCTTCAGTCACTTTAGTTAAGTTCAAACACTGTTGTATTTGGGTAAATGGTTAAGGTGCCATTTAAAGCAACATTGAATTCAGCGGTTGATAGCTGTGACCAACAAACTAGAATAGACGCCGTCTGTGTCACGATAACGGCATATTTTACTTGGTTTATTGCAGTTCCTGACGCTGTGAAAACAACAGTTGTGAATGTCCATGAATAGGTTGAGATAGTCGTTTTGACTGAATAATTAACTGTTAATGCCTGTCCTTTTGTTGGATAGGCTGAACTATTAACTTCCCCTGTCAATTGACCGGCAGTTAATAATGTAGCTGTCGCCGCATTGGAGGCGGATGTAAATAATCGCATCTTGAAATTAGTAGTGGCTCCTGTTAGATCGACCTGTCCGCTACTGATAACCTTTTTAAAGTTGTTATAAAATTCCCAAGCTGTTGCAGCCATGTTAAGCCTCTTTTATATTCACTTTTAATGAACCGGTTTTGATGATGTGGGATATGAGACCGTCACCATGCACATTTAATTCTATTTTCATGCAAAAATTCTTAACAAAATTCACAAACTCAAGACCTTGCGACAGCATCCATGCTGTTAATTGAAACTTCTTACCCTCTAATTCAAGACAAAATATTTTTTGCTTGTCCGCGTCTGGTTGTGGGTAGGCGTGGTGCCTGTCGTTCATGATGCACGAATCCCAACCGTATATTTGGAAATTAGAATAGCCAAGAATAGTAAACAAACGGATAGCACGCATAGTGATAGTGCTACCGCCTTGGATAGGTATCCAAGCGTTTTCAACATCATTGATATAACTGAATTCAGCATCGTTATTAACTGCATGATATAGATATATTTTATTCCCTGTCTTTTCTGCTTTTTCAAAAACGGATGGATCACATTGAGACGCTATAAAGCAAACTGTCTCAATACCGTTCACGACGAACTCAGCATTACGCGGTTTTGCATCTAGTAATATTTGAGCGTTTGGCCTTATTCCGTTTTCAACTAAAATATGGGCTGTATTGGCAAGAGCAACGACTTTACCGCCGTCTTGTTGCTTCTGATATATTTCATCGAAATGATCCAACAAAGAAGAACCACCGGCGCATATAATAACCTCGGTATCTTGTTCTTTATGCGGCCACACTCTAGGGTGTGTTCTTTGTATGTTCTCAATAATATTGTTTCTTATCTTATCCTCATCTGTGTTAATTACACAGCTAAGGGTTAGGCCTATGCTTGGGTATTTGACTTCCCAGCTTTGTTTGTCTTTATTTTCTAACTGTTTATTTTCTTTATTTTCTAGTTCTATCTGTTTCAATCTTCACCGGCCTGCCGTTAATGTCACGCTTAATTTTCTTGTTCCCAAGGCTTGTTATTCTTCCTGAATCGTCATAAGAAATATCCATACTTTCCGGGCCTGAATCCATTTTTGTCTCAATATCGGCGAATTTAGCCATGAGTTCATTAATGTTTTTTGATGTCTCATCATTCTTTGTAGATATTTTTAATATTTCTATTTGAGCATTTAGCTCAAGCTTGTATTCTTCAAGAAGATTTTTAGTTGCTATTTCTTGCGCTCTTAACGTTTGCTCGACTTGTTTATATTCTGCATCTAAGTTGATTTCTTTGTTTTTTAGTGTTGTCTCAACATCCTTCTTTTGGGTGTCGTAGAAAACTTTTGCTCTTTCAAGTTCTGCCCTTAAGCGCTCAAGGTTTGCTTTTGATATTTCATTGGATTGCTTAATCTCCATTTCTTTGGCTTTTAACTGCATCTCTGACATTTTAGAGTTTTGGGCAAGAGCGGCCTTTTCTCTTTCAACCTGTAGCTTCCCGGATTCAATTTGAATCTGTGCTTGAATTAGTTTATCGTTCGGATCCTGTTGTGGTGGCTTTGGCGGGATCATGTCCGGTGAGGTGAAGAAATTTTCCGCATGGTAGCCCATGTGCTCAACAAGTTCCCTTGCGGTATTGTAGATATTATTTGGTACAAGAATAGGAATACCCGCCTGTATTAATCCCATCTGTGTTTGCAAAAGTTGGTTCATGTTAGCGACATTCTCGGCTTTATTCTGGGTACCAAGACCAACGCGGACGACAAGATTATTCCTTTCCCTCCACTCCCTGGGATCAACAGGAACCCATTTGTTTCGTAATTTAACAACTTGTTCTTTGTTTGAATAAGTCCGAACAAGGTGATGCAGGGTTCTGAAAAGCTGTTTAACCCCGACCTCGCCGAAAATTCTGGCGATCATTTCAACTTTTGATCGCGCCTCGTTAATGGCGGATAACATCGCCCCGGTTTGAGCGGTGGCTAAGACATTTGGATCGAGCGGGGTTCTAAAATCACCTACTCGGTTATTAATCATCTTATCAAGGAAGTCATTCAAAGAAAACGCATCCGGCGGTAGCCCGTGTGGTGGGACGTGGAAAACGGCGTCTCCAGGGCTTCCGTCTACTGCTCGAATACCAAAAGGGGTGGAGCTTAGCATATCATCCACATTAACCCGGTTTTCATCATAGTAGGTTGTGCCATTAATCGTTTGATTAATGTTATCCATGTAAGAACGAAAAAGATGCGTTCTGATTTCCTGAATATCACCGATAAAATCGGCAATAGATAAACCAAAGAACTTATGCGTTAGGATAACGGGAGAAATAGCTATAATCGGATGATATTCTATGTCTTCCACATCAATGAAGTTCTTTGAGTAAAGAATCTTAACTAATTCCGATATTCCATCGCCGTCCCTATCGACGTACATATAACATTCATTCATTCTAATCCGTTGCTGAGAAATATTGGAAATATCCTCTGCTACGGTGTATTCATCCGTTAAATTTTTACGACTGATTGTTTCAAGGGTTAATTCCTTTGGATTTGGCTGAAAATCCATTTCTTGAATATCTTTGTCACTGTAACCCATCGATCTGACGTCAGAAACCGTCATAACAGTTGTATGAGCACAAAATCTTGCTTTTGAAGCATCAATAGACTGGGCATCCGTTGAGATAGAAAATTCTTCCGGTGGGATGACAGAAACCTTGTAAGAGACTTTGCTTGTGGTTCTCATGAATTTCGCATCATGCAGAACAACAGGAATGGACTGCCCAGAATCATCTAGCTTAATCATCTTTGTTTCTGTGGAGTGTTCTATTAACTCCAGCTCTTCATCGGAGCTTAGGGCTTGAAATTCCGGATCAAGAAGATCGAAATAGCTTTCCCTTGATGTTTTCTCGTTATCTTCGGCGTAGACCTTAATAATGCCGTTTTTCGATAAAAGGGCGTCTTTAAACCAAGAATATAGGACTAAAAAACCATCGTTTTCCTGATAAAAGACATGATTCAAATAGAGCCCTTCCTGAAGGGCTTTTTCTTCATCTTCAGGACCCACGGGTACGAATTCAACCGCTTTTTCAGTAGATGCAAAGACTTTTATCAGGGATGGCAGTATCCACTCGATGATTTCCATCACGTCCCTAGTGTGGACTTGAGAGCGGCCTTCCATTTCCGTGCCAATAGGCTCACCCAAGTAACGATCCATAGCCCTAGAACGTTGTGTGGCGAGTTCAGAAGACTGATATCCCATAGAACCCTGAAGTTCTTTTTCCACCATCGCCTTTATTTCACTATCGGTAAGTTTCTTTTTCTTGATATCAGGCATCTAGGGGCATTCCAATGGAATAGGGCTTCTTTGCACGTCTTCCGATAACGTCATTATATTGACATCTTGTTGCTGGACGTAATTCAATTATGTCTTTTTCGCTAATAGGTACGCCAAGAGGGATGTTTTTTGCTGCATACACGCCTCTTCGTAACAGATTTTTGTTGATTAATTCAATTGTGTCCGGTTTTTCTACGCCTAGCATCAAAGATATTCTTTTTGATTCCTCCACGAGAACCTTTAATTCCTCGAATTCAGCAGATAAGGGATGATCCCCGTATTCTTTACTTGAATCTAAGGTAAAATGCTTCTCGATGACCTCGGCCCCCAATCCCAGGGCTACTAAACAAGCCGTTATCCCCGCGGTATGATCAGAATATCCTACTGAGCTGTAAATCGACTTAAGTGAAGTAATCACCCCCAGATTCGCGTGATCGTCCGGTGTGGGGTAGGCAGAAACACAGTGCAGGACGGTAACGTTATCACGATCAAGTATCATTACGGCCTCCTTGATTTCTTCCATGGAAGACATTCCGCTGGACAACAATACATGCTTTCCTGTGGCACGGGCTTCCCGAAGCAAGGCTTTGTAGGTCAGATCACCCGAGGCTATTTTGATAAATTTCATCCTCGGGGAGAAAAGCCTTAAAGTTTCTGGATCAAAACAAGTTGTTAAAAAGTCAATATTCTCTTTTTTACACTCTTGAATAATCCGCTCCCAATCGAACTCAGAGAATTCCAGGTCTTTGAATCGCTCTAATTGAGAAGTATACCCTGCCCTTCTTGCTTGAGGGAGGGCGTCGGCTGTTTTAGAAACCAGTTTCTCAGCAGTAAAGGTTTGAAATTTTACTGCATCCGCCCCGGCCTCTGAAGCAAGATAAATCAGCTCTAAGGCGGTGTTGATATTACCGTCATGATTTCCACCAACCTCGGCGATGATGTAGGTCAAGCGGCTTGTTCGTCTTTTGAGTCTTTTGAGTCTTTTGATTCATCGCCCTTAGGTGGGCGACCCACCGGACGTTTTGCCGTGACCTCAAGAAGTGTTTTTACTTGCTCTTCAAGAGCCTCGACCCTTTTCTCTAGTTTCTGGTTTTTCGTTCTTAACATGTCTATTTGTTGGGCATGTTGAAGGCTGTGATCAAAGCGTGTAACGGGCATAAGTTTTCCTTTTAAAGAATCTTTTAAAAAATCGTCTAAAGAATTTTAATTTTTGGCTGATCAGATGGGCCTGAAAAAGGTCGGCGGCCTTTAACCAGTGATCCGTATCTGGTCATATCCGCCGCATGGGAAGCCCAGTCGTGAACGGGCCTCATATGATAGACTTGTCGAACCTCATCCCATTCTTTCCGGTATTGCCTTAAAGACTCTATCCATCGGTCACATTTTAACTTATCCATCCAGATCATAGGCAGCATTCTACGAACAGACTCAATTCCTTCCATCAAGCCAAAGTCAGGGGCAATCGTGACACGAAGGCCTAAGTTCTTTAAGACTTCTTCCCTTGATTTCCCGGTTCCTAATTCTCGAACCTTTACGTCATGCGGAAGGATATGGTTAGAATAGTTGTATTTTTTGTTCTGAAGAACGTTGACATAATGCGCTAAGTCTTCACCGGAGGTCTCATAGTAATCAATACAGCGGATTTCTTTGCCCACTCTTTGAACAAACCCGATAGAGGTGGCGTCATCCATACCTAAGTCCCACCAGGTTTCAACAGGAAGGCTTCGGTCATAGGGGACATTTCCAAGTCTTCCTGAGCTTAGCATATCGGCCATTTGGATGGAGTAATACGCTCCCACCATAGGCGCCTCAAAGGAGCAATAATATTCTTGTTCGATTAATTCAATCGCCATCCCGGCGGCTTTTTCTTCTTCTATAACGCTGGGAGGGATTACCGGGGTATCGTCTCCTCGTTTCGTGTCCTCGACGGTCATCAACGAACAGAACCAATCTTTGTTTCCAGAGGCCATTTTATACAGATCATACCCGTGGTTCTTCCCTCGTGGAGTAAAGATAAACATCGCCCACCCTCCGTTTTCCGCCAGGATAGGCCGTATGTAGTCCCACGATCTGGGGTCACACAAAGACCACTCTGAAAAGACAACCCCCAGGACATTGGAGCCTACTAAGGCATTGTAGTTATCACTCCCCGCTAGTTGGTAGTTAGACCCACAAGAAAGACGGATTAACATCTCATCTTCTCTTTTGCCTTCGTTCCCCTCCTTTCGTATTTCAGGGGGGAAAACTTGATCAATTAACCTCAATCCCGTATCGGGATTAATGGCCTCCCAAATAACCTTCCTGGCCTGTTTGGCGGTTGGAAGTAGGTGCCAGTAAGTCCCCTTCTTCCCGTGTGATGAAATGGCCGTCCAGTTCATTGCCAGGGAGTCTTTACCCGATCTCCGATGCCAGACGAGAACCGCTCTTTTTCCCCCGTCGGCGAAATACTTTAGTACCGGCAACTGGTAGTCCCGAGGGCACCAAAGATTAGGGATAGTTATTGGCATAGATTAATGGCATAGATTAATGGCATATTAGAGTTCGCTAATGTTCTTTTTTTAGGGGGGGTAGGGGTGGGGGTGGGGCCCACGCAACAATTACAAACCCCAATTTCACCCCCCGGGGGGGTCTTAATCCCTACCGGCCAATCCCCCTATATATAGAGTAATCCCCCCACTCCACTAATAACCCTACACTATATAACACAATAGTATCATATAACCCCGTGTTTATGGAGACTCAAGGGGTTAAGAGGGGGTGAAAGTATCATCTGGTAATACTTTGGGTACTACTTCCAGTAATCGCTGGTCGCTATCGGTACTATATATAGGAGTAGCTATCGTATCGGTAACACTATATATAGGAGTAGTGGGTAGGCTAGCGTAGGAAAGTACATTGATAGTTGTGCCAGCATGGCCTTTAAACTCAACGGTAGACAGGTCTGGTATGGTCTTCTTCAGCAATGCCAGTGCGGCATACAATTGAGACTGAGTCATTGTTATGCGCCCAAGTGCATGATTTTGTACACGATCAAGTAATAATATTGATTTGATGCGCAGCCTCGCTGATTCTGCGAGTCCTACTTTCTGACCATCTACATTTTTTTGCGGTCTTAATCCTTTCAAATTACTCTCTTATTGTGTTGTATTATGTTGTATTTATACCACACCTCAATCAATTGCCTGATCTACCCTACATAGATAGATATCTATTGTATTGTATACATAGGCAGTATGTTAGCGCTTACTACATTATTGCATCTATTGTGCTGGTGTCAAGTGGTTGATTGGTTGGATTGATTGGCTTGCAGGTATTTGTTGGCTCGGCGGGTTAGGGTGTCGAGTCGGTTGCGGATGTGCCACTTGTCCAGATCAATAGACCGACTTATCTCCGCAAGACTAGAATGGAGTACGTAGCGACTCACCAGTATATTACGATCTCTCACTGTTATAGATTGTATGTAAGCGTTTACTAACCTGATTGCTTGCGTGGGCCAGTAGCGGGGGATGTGGGGCGATGTTGCGTGGATGGATGCGCCTACGGGGCCGAGGGTTATGATCCTGTGTAGGATAGACGGCCCGAGATTGTTTGCGTCAATTTCTTGGCGGACAACCTCGGACCATCTGATCAGGATCTCGTCATCCTCTCGGCGGTAGTGTTGCATCTCGTCTGCTCAGTCTGCTAACCTCCTGTATTATAACC